GTTTCGCCGCCGCCGTTGGTGTTGCGGTCGATGATTTCCCATTCACCTTGATCGACGCTGTTGCAATCGAGAGGGATATCGATGTGGTCGCCTTGAGCCGGAAGTGTTGGAAACTCTTTCTCAAGAATATCCAAGATAGTTTCCTGATCGGAATAGATCGAGCCGCCTTCAGCAGGCAGCATGAGCGCGCGCGTGCCAAAGATGCCGCGACCCGGATACTGCGCGCCACCTGACACAATCGGATTGAAAGTCACATCAACGGAAAACACGTCATAATTTGGTTGATAGACCATCAACGAAAAGTTGACGCCAAGATTTGACATGTTCGCTCACCAGGTCAGTTTGTTCCCGAGCAGCGCATCCATGCGCTCACATAGTTTGTTCCACAATTCCTCGCGCAAAATCGGTCGCGTTGACGGCGGTGGTTTGCTTCCGCCTTTCGGTCTCGCGAGGGGGACCAAGCGGGCCGCAGCCGATGGTCTTTTGTGTTGGCTAGGGATACGCGAGCGCGGGAAGATTTCTGTCGCAGCGGTCTTGTCGTCTGGCGTTTCAGTATTCGGAAAGTGCCGCTTCATATCCTCCGACTGCCAGTTTGTTAGCTCGTCCGGCATGGCGTGCTTGCCGAAGTTATTTAGCTTTTCCACCATAGAGTCGAAGCGCGCAGTGAGCTTGGCCATGCCTTCGATTTCAACTTCCATCACTCACACCCAAATCCTCATGTAGTGATAGAGCATCGTGTCGACGACGCTCTGCACGAAGTCCATCGGCGTGGTGACTTTCTTGCCGAGCGCCGCGTTAACGTCGAAGTACATGACTCTGGATTCCTTGTGAGCTATGGACCGGATGCCGCTCACTGCTTGACGCATCGCCCACGTACGGGCCTCGCGGATGCACATCACGCACGCCGCTTTCAAGGCCGGGGGCGCGTTTGTCGGAAGATTGTAGCCGCCCGAATAATGGACAAGAATCGGCTCGCTTTGATTGCCGCCAGTAAATTCGATCTTGCCGGATTCTTGTTCAATTTCGTACATGCTCGAATCAATTGGCGAACCGCTCGGCGTCTCGACTGAATCAATGTCGATCTCCAATATTGGCCAATGGCTCACGTAGTAGCGATTCGGCTGCAAGCATCGCACTGTCTCTTGAACTTCCTCATATCCAAAAACGCGGTTGCACATGCGCGAAATAATGTCGGAATAGCTCGTGATGTATTGTTGAAGGATCGCATCCTCTGACGTGTCGGTGCTGGCAATCCCGAGCATCAACTTCAACTCAGCCAGCGTCAGCAAATCGAAACTTGTTGCCGGCGTCAGGATTTTTAGGATCGTGTCGACCATCGTCAGTCGGTTTCCGCTTGAAATTGTTCGAACAGACCACGCAGCTCGAGCGCTGGGCCTTTAAGACCGCCGTCGAGCATTGGCATTGCAGTGTAGGTCTTGCGATCGAGTTGCCAGGCGACGATTCTTGGCGCCGGTGTCCCGACCTCGCCGCGATCGCCCTTGGTGCCGCGCTCGCCTTTCTCGCCAGCAATTCCTCGCTGGCCTTGCCGCGCGATCAATTGCCAATCTTCGCCGGGGCACTTCCCGGGGGATGCCTTGCGCGAAATGAAAGAACTTCCGTTTAACGCAACGACCACAAGCTTGTTGTAAGTCACGTGCTCGTCGTAGGTGGCCCCGACCGTCACCGAGGACCCATCTTCGCCATTCCTGGCGAGGCAAATCCAGTCATCGCTTGGAGGCGCGCTGCCGGTATCATGCAGCGCTTGATATGTTGCACCGCAATGAACGACCACATCCGCTTCGTAATGGACTTTGCCGGCTGCGAATACCTTAACAACTGGCAGTTTGCCGGGCGGCCCGTCTAATCCGCGCTCGCCTTGGATACCAATAGGCCCGGATTGCCCCATAGCGCCCTCTGGGCCGCGTTCTCCCGTCTCTCCCTTGGCTCCCATCGCCCCGACCTCGCCGGACGCACCAGCGGGGCCCTGTGGGCCGATCTTGCCCTCTGGACCGGCCGGGCCCGGCTCGCCTTGCAATCCAATCAGCCCTTTTTCGCCCGGATCGCCGCTCTCGCCCTGGAGTCCCGGTTCGCCCGTTTCGCCCGCCGGCCCGGCCGGACCGGGTTCACCCTGTGGTCCAGTCAGCCCTTGGGCACCCTCGAGTCCTGAATCGCCTTTTTCGCCCGGCAATCCAATCGGCCCCTGATCCCCCGGTTCGCCCTTGGCACCGACCGCTCCCGGCTCGCCGTCGCGGCCGTCCTTCCCGTTGATACCGTCCACGCCATTGCGAACCTCGGCAAGTCGCGCCTGCACCATTTCCGTCACGATGGCGCGCAGGGTCACGACTTCGGCACGCAGCTCCGCGATCACACGACCGGCTTCCGCCTCGATCAATTTGCGTTCGCGCGTCCATTGATCGCGTTGGTCTGCAATCACATGTGCAAGCGCGCCGCGAAAGGCATCAAGAACGTATTCGGGTTCGTCCGATCCGTTCGGCTGCGGCAAGGAGATTTCTGAATTCTCTTGCAACATTCTCTTGCCCTTTCGGTGGCACGGGCTTCGGCTCGGCTGGCGCCGCTGGTGGAGCTCCGGGCGGTGCATGCGGACCGGGCGCTGCTGGAATCGCCGCCGCTGCCGAGAGGGGCACGACTTGCTGTTGAACACGCGGCGACTCGCCGTATGGAACCCGGTCAAGTCCTTCCTGCTCGCGTGCATCGTTAGGACTGAAGATGCCGCCTTGCACACCGCGCGCCAGCGCCTCGATGCGATCCTTCATCGCCGAACGCAGCAACGCCGCGGTATCAAACTCAACGTATTCGTCCGGCTGACCTTTGAGTTTGAACAACAAGCCAAACGCTTCTTCGACATGATTGAGAGCAAAACCCAATCCGCTGGCAATCCAAAACTGCATCAAGACTTCGGTCGAACTGAAATGCGATGCACCACCGAGGCCGAGGATTTGCAGCGGCACACGAAACGCCAGCGCAATTTGCTCGTTGCTCATTTTCAGGATTTCGGCGAGCTGCGCGTCTTTCGGCTGCGCCCCCCAAGGCTGCACTTTCAGGCCGGCCGTGAGGATCGGCGTGCCGCCTTGACTGAGACCGCGCGCCTGCTCATTCCAGCGGTCGCGTAAGTGATTGACCTGTTCCTTGTCCAAAACTAAATCAGTCGACAGCACTGCGCTCGGTCGCGCCTGGTTATTATAAAATTGGATTTGTTGCTGGCTGATTGCCTGACTGATGCTGATATCATTCAGCGCTGCCAACAACGGCGACTGGCCCCACAACGGAAACGGATAACGGCGCGTACGATCGACATGCAATCTCAGATGCAACACGTCGCGCTGCGGCACCATCAACGGCCCCTCGATCTGCCGCTCGATCACCGCATTGCCGGCCAGCTTGTAAAATACCTCGCCATTGACCGCCAATTGCGGAAACGATAGCGCCGAGTCCATCAAATGCAGTTCGCTGATTTCAAAACGGTCGTTGCGCAGCCCGAGCGCATAGGCATTGCCATCCAAATACAATTGCCGCACGGCATTAAGCATAAAGTCGGAAATCGATTGATAGGAATTCGGATGCCGCAAGATGCGCGACACCGCTGAATTTGTAACGCGATCGCGCCCACCTTTGTCATTGAGCCGCCAATGATCGCCAGGACACATCGAAATCGTCTGCGAGTAGGCAGACACGCATGCCTCAACCATCGCGGTTGTTGCCGATGCCGGAATGACGTTCTGGCCGAGTTGCCAGAAATTGATTGAAGCGCCATCCGGCAGCCAACCGCCGGAGATTGGTAATTGGTAAGGTCCCGGGCGCACTGCGCCCTCGACGGCGCGCAACACCAGGCGCAAAGTTTGAACGGCGAGAGATCGCGGCGTCATTCATTTCGACTGGGTTGAGAGAAGAGCCCCGGCGCGGATCGGCCGGGGCTCAGTTAGTTACTCGGAGCGTGGCCGCGGCGCGGCCGTGGCTTGACGAGTCTGATAGCTAGCGGCCGGCTTGCTGGCCTCGACTTGCTTGGCAGCATAAGGATCGGGACCGGAGCCATCCTCTTCGTGCTCGGTAAAATGCGCACCCAAAGCAGCCAGGTCATTTTCTTGCTGAGTCGGCGTTGGCTTGCCTTTCATACGCTCAAGAAAGTCAGCGCGGATCTTGTCGCTGACTTGTTGCTCTTCCGCCAAACGCTTTTTGGCGTTCTCGGTTGCGGGATCGTCTGCCATGATTGGATTCCTTTTCTAGATTTTTTGCATCAACTTGCATCAACTCCAAGTAACACTCGACGTCCACGCCACCGTGCCAGCGCGCCGCTGTAGCCAATTCAACGGGAGCAGCATTCGAAGGGCGAGGCTGTCTGTTTGGAAGAGCGAACGCTGTGGAGAAGCAACAACACCAGGCGATCCAGGACCAACAAGATCGGCGGGTGCCGTGTCTTCCATGTGTAATGTTGCTTGGTCCGAAATTTCCAGCCGAGGTGCTTCGCCACCAGCAACAACAAAGTCGGCCGCGTCGATCAGGATCATGGTCTTTGCCGGCACCGTCGCCGAGTCGATGATCGGGATGGTGTTCAGAGCGCCGCCGCGCACTTCATCGCGGAACGGGAAGATTCCAGTATTCACCGCGCTGGCCAATGTCGCCGAGAGCACATCGCTCGGGTTCATCAACCAAACCGGTGAACGCAGATTGCCGTAAGTGCTAGTCGTCAGCGCCGAGATCAGCGCCTTGATGTCACCAATCAAAGCCGCCAGTCCACCGCCTGCAGTTGCCGTGGTCGCGGCAACGCCATTGAGCAGACCTGCCGGCCTGATCACGGTTGCCGGATTAGCATCGAGCAACACGGTGTCGATGGCGACCGAGGTGTCTTGCTGGATTGCTTCACGGATCAACCCTTCGATTGCAGGAATCGAATGATCGTCCATCTCTTTGGTCCAAACTGAAATGACCGCAAGTTTTTTTGGCACCAGTGTCTGCGTCGTGAAGGCCCCTTGCCGGACCGGGATTGCAAGTCCTTCTCCAACAAACGAGCCAGCGATCGTCGGAGTCCGTGAACGCGTCGGGATGATGATCCTGCCCGCACGCCCGAAGCTCAGCGCCAAGCCTCTACCGGCGAGCCGAGTTAAGATGGCTTGGGGGAACAGCAGAGGCATGAGATCCGTGTAGGTTTGCTGCACGAGTTCGGCTGCCCAACCGGTGACTGTGGTCATCGCTGGCGCCGAGGCCGCACGCAAAATCAAATCGCAGGCGACTTTGTGATTTTCATCATCGCCGTAGATTTTCATTCGCGTTTCATCGACCGATCGATTCCAGGCTTTGGCCGCGTAGGCGACGGCCCCCGCGTGCACGATGTAGTCGAGCACGTCGAGGTCTTTCTTGCGCTTGCTGATGACCGCCGGCGCTGTAATTGAAACAGGGCTGTCGTCACCGCCCGCCACGTATGGCGCCAAAGCGCGACCCTGACCATTGCCGGTGGTCTTGGCGAGAAGCTTTTCGGAATCGGCCAACGATGCAAGCTGCTTCTCAAAATGCGCGATTTCCGCATTCAGTTTGGCCGCGTTTTCCAGCTCGGCGTCACTGACGTTGCTGTTGTCGACGTGTTGCCAATGCTCGGCGAGTTTATCGCGCCGATCCACCAGCGTGGTTTCGGTATCGGTAATGCGTTGAGCGAGCGAGGACATAGCCCTGCCCTTTCCATTGTGAGGATTAGCGGCGTGCTTGCCAGCGAACCCGCGGCGCTGCAGCTCGTTTCTGTTGCCATGCTTGGCGAAAATGAGCGTCAACGTCTCGGGAGAAATCTTCAGCGATTTAGCGACCACCAGTGCGTTCGGATTGGCCGGCACCGCTACGACCGAGGTCTCGACCAGTTCCTGCTTGAGAAAATGCTGGCCGAGCCAGCGGCCTTCATCGTCTTTGCGTTCCACAGATTTGATTGGCTTGAACCCGACCGATACGGCTTTGAGAATGCCGGCGTCGATCAACTTCCTGATTTCATCAATCCGCGGCGAGGTGCCTTCCGGCGCGAGCTCGAGATGGCCGCGCAGTGCTTTTCCGTCGGAGCGCAGATTGCGCCAAACACCGATCGGAAAATCCGAGCGATGGGAAAATAATGCGACCGGATTTTTGTTGAAGTTGGTAAGGTCCCAGCCGTCCGCAGCGATGACATCGCCCATACGGTCGATTGATTCATCGCTCAACACAAATTCCATGCCAGCGATTTCGCCAGCATGTGTCTTGTGCCTGATGCCGTGGACGCTGCGATCTTCCCAAGCGAGTTGACAGGCTTCCATCGCCGCGTCTTCATCGATTTGATAGTTGCCGCCATCGGTGAGCTGATCGACGCATCGGTCGAGAAAATCATCCTGGCCTTCGTCGTCGTCGGGCATTGGCACATCATCATCGAGTTGTTTGTTGCGATCGCGCCAGCCCTGAAAACAGATGGCGACGGCTTGATCCTGCGGACGCTTGGTACCGTCGGCCGCGGTGATCGCCTCAGGAACGCACCTTGCCATGTAATCCGATTGGCTTTCGCCCTTATGTGGTTTTGGCACGGGCATGGCTTGTCGGCCCTCCACTTTAGTTTGCTTTCTCGGCGGCGGCGGCGCGCCTTGCCGAGCATCCAAAATCAATTGGCCGCCGTCATCAAACACAATTTTGAAGAAGCTCGCTTGCGCTTCCGCAACTGGCGTAAATTTGCTATCGATAAAGCACGCCGAGCCTGATCGGCCGTCGATGGTTACGCGCTCAATCATCTTTTTGGTCTTATCTCATCGTATGTTTTGACAATGTCGCGATAGTAGCTTTGCCATTCCGGGGCGGCGCCACCAAGCGTGCCGGTTTCAGTCGAACGCCGCGCCATTTCCGCCAGCGTTTCATGTTGAGCCAACGGGATCGATACGGTACGATCAGACACACCCGGTTTAGCCGCTTCCCAATATGCTCGACTGTATTCCGTAATGCCGTCGCTCTTTATCCGCTCACCTTGCGCATTGTCGTGCCTCACGAACCGAGAATAGAGCGGATATTTTGCATCAAGCGGCGCTTTCAACGAACCATCGGCCCGCATGTTATCGAGTGTTGCCGGGTCGGCCATCACTTGCTTGCGTTCCGCCGCTACGGCATTCAACACCGTCTGATATTTTTGATGCATAACTTCGTGCGCCATGATGCTGACCGCTGCGTCGGCATCAGCAATATGGCGCGGGAAAATTTCGATCTTGCCAGAGTTCAAATACGCTAACCCTGCCGCATAGCGCGGTTGCGTTTCGCTGCCAATCTTAAATGGGTGCTCTTTATCACTAGCCGACACTGCATCAGGATCATAGCCAAGCAACTTTGCTGACGACTGTGCCGCACCAAGTATCTTTTGCGAATGCTCTTTACCAAGTCGGACTGCACCGGCCGTTGGCTTGACCAACGTGATCCTACCGAAAGCCGGTTCGCCGCGTTGTGTGAAACCTGCTTTCAAAAACGGCGCGATAATTTCCGTGTCGTTGTTCCATTGTTTGATTTCTAAATGCGTGACCTTGTCGCCAAACTTTTTCTCAAGCTGATCGAGCGCCTTGGCGTGAGCGGCCGGGTCGATGGCGCCGAAATGCTGAATCATTCCGACGTTGTCTTTAATATAGGTAAACCCTGTGGCAAGTAGCCGACGATCTTCACCTTCATCAAGCGGCAACGTATAGATCGCATTCAAACCAGATTGACCGCTGTCGAGGTTCTCCTTGTCTTCTTGTCTGTAGGCGCTGAGTGCCATCGCCATGCGGTTGAGTTGTTCGTCTTCGGTATCACCGGCTTTGCCTTGGTCAGCCAATTCCTTTTGACGATCCGCAATTTGCTTATTCCATGCGTCAAGCTTTTCTTCGCTTGGCAACTCGCTCACAAATAATGGTTTGTCTGATCCACCATTTGGTTTGTCTGGTGCGCCGCTGCCGTCGCTGCCACCGCCGTCCGTCCAACGCCCCGCCGGATCGCGCGGTTCGTCAGGATCGAACTTGTTGGTCCTAAGCGATATTTGGGACATATGCGAATGCCAGCCAGGTGCCTTCGATGTGAGTGATGAGCCAGCCTTCTTTGCTCAACTGATCAAGCGCAGAAGTTACCTCGACTGATCCGTTGTGACAGTCATGCCAGACGATCACGCCACCTGACCGCACCAACGCGCGCGCAAGTCTGCTGTCATGCAGGACCGCTGCTTCGCTGTGGTCACCATCGATGAAAACCGCATCGCATGGCTCCAGGTCTTCCGGCACGAGCTCCTGCGATCCAGTTTCGCGGAGCAACAAATAGAACCGCGAATCTTCCGCGTAGAGCCCGGGCGAGAGTGGCACTTCGCTTTGCTGTCCGGGTAGTGTCGTCTTGTGGTGGAACGGCACATCGATGCCGATGTAGGCCTCGAGCGACGGCACCCGCGTGAGGATTGCCTTGGCCGTGCGTCCGAGCTGGCAACCGATTTCGATCATCACCTTTGGGTGGACGCTCTGCACTAGGCTCGCCAGCAGCGCTGTTTCGATTGCGTTCAGGTACGGGCTACCCGACACCTCGATCGGCGCGGGGTTGATCTCGGAGCGGTCGACGGTCAGCACGGTGGGAGCTGCGCCAGCGTGCCGCTCCAATCGCCCGGGACAGTTTGCTGGCAGACGTTGATCGCGGGGTAAAACGGATTGCTGCACCAGCGCCAACTCGCCCAATGACTCAGCAGCACGGTCGTATCAGGATGACCGATGGCGCCTGCCACATGAACCGCAGCGGTGTCAACGGTCACGATCTTGTCCATCAACGAAATCAGCGCGGCACAGTCGGCAAAATCTTCGAATGTAGAAACCACAATATCGAGCAGCGCTGCATCGGTAGCTTGGACTTGAACGCTGAACAGTTCGCCGCTGCCTTCAACTGCTGCAGCGAGCAGCTCAATCGGAATCGCCCGCGGATAATCACCCGCTATTTCACGGCCAACCGACCAGGCAATGCCGATGCGCGGCCGGTGTGCTCTGCCGATCCGATTGCGCCAGCGCTGCTGCAAAGCCGGATCGACCGTGAGATAAGGTTCATCCGGCACGGTTTCGGTGGTTTGCTCTAACAGATAAAGCAGCGACAACATCGGGCAGAAATAATCCGCCGCGGCGCCATCATGCAGCGGTACGATCTGACTGGCAAAGCGCTGCAGCTCGTGCGGCACCAGCAAGCTTACATCGGCGCCCCTATCCCGCAGCAGCGGCACATAACGCAGCATCGCAATGGTGTCGCCGAAGCCTGCGTCATGCACCAGCAATAACTTTTTGCCGCGGATGTTCTCGCCGCGCCAGCGCTGCAAGCCTTGGCTGGCGACCAGCTCGCACAGCGGCGGCATTTGCAACTCGAGCCGCGCCTCATAAGGTTCAAAGCCTTCGCGCCAGCGGCCCAAGGTCAGCAACACCAGGCCGCGATTGAAGCGCGCCCGTGCGGTCGGCGCCAACGCAATTGCGGCATCGAATTCGGTTAGCGCCTCGCTGCATTGATTGGCGCCAAACAAAGCGATCGCGCAATTGAAGTGCACCAAATAATCATCGATATTAAGGATCGCATCATTGGCGACGGCACGGCGTCCGATCGTCTTGCCGTCGCGCACCACCAGGAACTCATCCGGCGCCGTCGCCTTGTGACCATTACGGCTGCGGACCTCGAGCACCTCGCCGAGCGCGGTCAGGCCGCGCCAGCCGTAATCGGTCGGTTCGTGCGCAATGATGGCATCGAGCTCCGGCAAATCACCAAAGCCGCCAGCGCTGAGTCTGGTCATTTCCATGAAGGCGTAAGCCACGCAACTGCTGCTGGATTTCGTAATGCCCACGTTATGGGCCAGCGCACTTTCACGGCAACGCTGTCAGTCTGAAACATCCCTTTTGTCGCCAGCGTCGTGTCCGGCGCAACAGGCGTGGTGTCCATCACCAATGTTGCAGAATTCACGGTCTCGACTTCGGGATCAGCACTGAGCGCCGCAACGAGTGCCTTCGGTGCGATCACGACAACGTCGTTACCCACGGCGAGCGATGATACTGGAATGATCGTCGCATCGGTGCCCTCGGCCTTGAGACTGCCATATCGCCCGCTGGCGCTGGCCAGACGGCCAATCGATGAGACGATGAAGAATGGTCCCTTGCCGCCAACCTGACCGACGGCGTTGAGCAACGTGGCCATGTCCTCAAAAAATGCGCCGAAGGCGTCGGTGTTGGCGCTCGGCGTCAATGCCGCGATGCCGTTGCGAATGCCCGCTGGCTGCGCCGCCGTTGCCGCCGCGCTGCCAAAAAACACCGCATCGAGCGCAAGGCCCGACGAAAAGATCAGCGCGTCGCTGATCAACTGCTCGGCATTCGAACTCTCGATCATTTCGCGCGTCAACACCGCGATCGTCGCCAATTTGGTCGGCGTGAGTTGGACCGCCGAGGCATTCAATTGCCGCACCGGAATTGGATTGCCCTCGGCGACGAAACCACTGTTCGCCGCGCTAGCGACAAATCCCGGTGCGCTGATTATGCCAGCGCCATCCCAATCAAGCACGAGACTTTGCTTCATCACGTCGGCCGCAGCGGCTGCCGCACCCATCGCCGCCAGCGTATCGACAATACGCTTGTGCGCCAATTCGGCCGCCCAACCGGCGACGCTGGTCATCGCAGGCGCTGAGGCGGCACGTTGGACCAATTTGTCCGATGGCCAGAGCCGCGCAGCCACGTCAGCCGCGGGCACACGCTGCATGCTGGCGATGGCGCGCGCCGTCAATAGCCGCACGAAACTGTTGCCGGCCGGCATCGGCAACGGCTCGCGGCGGAAACTTGACGAGCTCTCATCGCGCCGAAAGCTTTCGACATTGGTCATTTGGTGTTTCCTTAGATTTGGAAAATCCAGAACACGATCACACTCAGCAGGACTAGCAACACAATCCAAAGCGCAATCACGCCCCATTCGCCGAAATCAAAGTCGCGCATCAAGCAATCAGTATTTCACGCTATGAGGGCGTCGATATCTATGGTCGGCTTTTCTTCCAACTTGTTTTGTGCGTTGAGTGCCATTGCGAGCGCAACCAGCCCATCGATCCTGCCAGAACTTTTGGCCTTGTCGAATTTCCGGTTGCCGCTCGGATCGCGAGTCACCACGGCATTGCCGACGCACATGCGCAGCACCGGGTGCATCGCATGCCTGAGCTTTTCGTGGAACGTCAAGCGTTCGATCGTGTTCACTGCCGACGCCATATCGCGGAAACCTTGGCCGTGTTCAATCAGTGGAACCGCGCAGCCGATCTTGTCGAGTTCGCGCTTCAAATCCAGAATGTGCCAGCGATCGTAAGCGAGACCAATAATTTTGTTGGTCTTGTTGATTTCCTGAATCTTGTTCGCGATCATTGCCGGGTCGGTCGTGATTCCGGCTTGATACATAAAACCGTCGCGCACCCAGTCTTCATAGGGTACGCGTTCTTCATTGCTGCGTTCCTTGATATTTCCCGGAATCCAAAAGTACGGGCGCACGTGATAGATGCCATCGATCACGTTTTCATAAACAACAACAAGTGCGGACAGGTCGCGCGTCGCGCCCAAGTCGAGCGCCGCGAAAACCCGCGCGCCCTGCGGTATCTCAACGTCGCCACCGCATGCCTTCCAGATTTCCATATTCATGAACCGCGCTTCCGCCGCCACGCGCTGGTTCAAGATCAGATTGCGGAATGCACTCTCCCGCGCCGGCATGCGCTTGGCTTGCAACGCAAGCCGGTTGATGTCCTCCAACGACCGGAAATCTTCCAGTGCTGGATTTGCCTGATCCCACGTTTCCCGCACCCACGGGTCCGCGTCCATTGGCGCCGTATATAGCGTCAGATGAAACGCCGGGTCTTCCAATAAACCGTCGTGGATTTTTTTGCCGTAGTCCACGAGTTGCGACATCGGCGCGAAATCGTCGGCCGCTTGCGTGCTGATGACCAACAACAACGGCTCTCTGCGTGCGCCGAGTGCGGTGTCCATGGCGTCGTAAAGCTCACGGCTCGTTGCTTGGCCCAATTCATCATGAACAACAAACGAGGGGCTTAGGCCCATCTTGGTTTTTGCTTCCGAGGACAGCGCGGCGTAGAGCGAACCGTCCATAAGGTTTTCAATTTCCTTTCTGAACCTGATCACATTCAACCGCGTCGCCAGCCAATCATTGCGCAGGATCAGCGCGACCATTTCGTTGAAAATTCTCGATGCTTGAAAGCGATCGTTGGCGCAGCTGTAAATCTCGCCGCGCGGTTCGGCTTCCGGCCCCGCCAAATGGCAGAGCGCGAGCATTGCGGCTAGAAAACTTTTTCCGTTCTTGCGGCCCATCGACAACACCGCCGTGCGGACCGCGCGATGGCCTAATCCATCCTCCTTGTAAATCTGCTTGACAAACTCCCTCTGCCACGGTCGCAATTTAACCTTCTTACCCGCGTCTGCACCCGACGTAATGTGCAACCCCTCGCAAAAGGCAATAACCCTGCCGGAACGTGTCTTCGGCTTTTCCCAAGACTGAATCGACTCATCGACTCCCCCTGGGGTTTCAAGTTTCTTCTTCTTGCCGCGCTTGTTATTGAAAAGCTTATCAAGCCTTGACGGCAACGTGTTTGACCCTATGCCACGCAAACCCATTCAACGAGTTCCTTACAAATTGGGGGCGGTCGTCATCCCAACCAAAACACCAGAGCAAACAGCCCTATCGCGGCAAGCCCGAGCACCGTGCACACAAGCACCAACCACCGCGCATTTTCGTTACTCATCAAAACCGTTAGTTGCTCCAAGTGATAATCAGGCCACCATTGTTGCCAGCGCTGCCTCCACCCGGAGCACCAAGCGAATACATCGTGCAGCCGGCGCCGCCATTATCAGAGGTGCTACTATTCCCGTCGCTGCCTGATTGGCCGGTTAGATTAATATCTCCACCTGACGCCGTGCCACCCGCTGATCCTAGGGCTGACGCGTTGCCGCCCGATGAGCCGCCAGCTATGAGAGTGCCGATCGCTTGGCTGCCTGACGCCAAGATGCTCGCGGTGCCAGCGGCACCCGGTGCGCCGCCCGCACCACAAGTGAAAGCTAATGTAGCGTTCGGCGTCAGCCCGGTCAGGAACTTCTCAACATATCCGCTCGCACCAGTTCCGCCGGTAGCAATGCCGGAGTAACTAACCGAACCGCCAGTGCCACCCCACATCTGAGCCCGCGCCCTAGTCACCCGCGCCGGGATCCCGACCGTAGTGCTGCCACCAGCAGCGAAGTAACCCCAAAACTCACCACTGGGCGGCGGTGCTGCACCAGGAATTATCGGTGCGATGAGAAAGCTAGTCTCTTGCCAGTTACCATTCGCGTCTGACTGGTAGGTGGCAAAGCACCGCCCCGTCATTGGCCGGTCAGCTAAGCTGTACAGCGACAGAGCCGGCGGATTGTGGTGCAGCGTTATCGTCTGCCCCGCATTGGGTACAAACGTCACCCGCTTGGTGACCGTCGCCGGCTGACCGGCCTCGTTAAGCACTCCCTGACACGCAACGCCAAAACTGCTGATCGTGCCGCTGCCGGTGATGATGACGCGATTGGTGTCTACGCTGTCATCTGGTGGCGCTAAGTTGACTGTGGCCGCCGCTGCCAGCGTGACCGCCGGGCTGTCCCCTATGGCGCAATAAAAACTCGCCAGCGGCATTCATGTCACCGGACCGGCGCAACATGCGGTGCAATCGGCTCGGGATCAGCCAACACATTGATTGTGCCAGCAACCGCCTCGCCAGCAACAACTCCAATCTCCAGCGTCGTCAGCAACTCGCGAACGCCGCCTCCAAGGTCCGCATCGGCCGTCGCAACAACCTGCGAACTACCAACCGGGCCGACCGCACTGATCGTCGCAATCGTGCTGTCGCCGGGGTCGACTGCAACCGTCGCAATACCCTCCGCCGAGCTCGTCCAAACAACGTCGCCATCGATCTTTGCCGGATTGCCAGCCGCATCCACATAGGCAATCTGCACCTTCACGAGCATTCCAACCGGTAGCTGGTACATCGCGTCCCCTTTCGTGATTGCGCTAAAACCCTCGAATTTTGCCGTCACCAAAACGTAGCCGACCGGCGCTGGCTCGGCGGGCAAGAGCTTCAATTCGACCGCACCGCCAAATTGTACCGTCAGCACATTGCCGGCCATCGCTTGCCCCTCGATCACGCGGCCGTGAATGGATGGGAAAACCCCTGGAAATTCTGGCACCCCGGAACAAACCGCGCTAATAGGACCGCTTCGGCCCGTTTCCGGCTCGCTTTCCCGTTCCCACTACGTTCAGACCCAAATCAGGCCCTCCCCAAAACTTACCGCCCGTAGAGCAGCCCTTTCAGCGCGATATGAACGTAATCCTTACCGAGCCATTGAAATCATTGAAAAATTTCTGTCATAGAGTTGCAACCTGTGCGGGATTTTTGTAGAATTCTATTCTAAAAAAAGGCCATTTCATAATATGTAAACTTCTGAGCGCCGCCGCGCTGCGGTTTTGTCGCACCCTAAGTATTGCTTGCTCCCCCCCCCTGCCCCCGCAATTGGAATGCCCCGCGGTGGGGTAGAGATGCCCGTCTGTGCGTTGGATTGCAGGAAGCGCTAGCTGGATTGCGACCAACCCAAATGAACGCACCAGTGGGCTTCCTATTGAGCGACAGAAACGCCGCATGTTAAGTCATTGATATTGTTATTGTATTTCGATCATACTTAAGATCATACTTAAGTGCTTGATATTGCTATAGTATTACACGCGCTAATCAACCTTGAATAACATTCCACGTTTGGATGATAGGTTGCAAAAACGGTATTTAGATATTCAGGCATTCCTATCGCATAGGTGAGCGGTCCTATGGTGCTAGATTTCTAGATTCAGCCGACGGATTGCGTGCTCAAGCAAGACCGATTGCTCAATGGAAGGCTCGGCAGCGGGATGGTTTGGGTCCAACGGAGCGCCGTCGTAACCGATATCCGGCAAATAACCGATGCGCTCAACCCTAGCTTTGTCGGTGTCGTGGCATTGCTTGCACAGCGACTGGAGCTCGCCGGTCAAGAACGAATTCCAATCGCCTTTGTGCGGCGTGATGTGATCCGCGATTGTCGCCTTGACCGGAATTCCGCGTTGCAGATGAAATCGACAAAGCGGCTCGCGCATCAACTGTTCGCGCGAAAGCTTTCGCCAGCGTTCGAGAAAATACCAACGCGCGGGATCGGCCGGCGGTGGTTTGTGTGTGCGCAAGGCTAATTCCGATTGGTTGATTTTGCTGAAAAGGACGGGCGCAAAGGAGGTCCCATGGAGGCCATCCATAACCGCAACCTTTGCGCCCGCTGATATCCGGCATGAATTACAAGCTGCCGGTCAACGCTCTGCGAAGCACGGATTCCCGAAAAAATTGGGTTTCCGCAACGAATTCGGCGGTTTGTTTGGATGGCCTCAGATTTGGCTTTTACAATAGGCAGACGGATTAAACAAGCATCACGCAAGCTGTTGTAGGTCGGCTTTGTTGATGACGACGGAAACTTTGCGACCAAGCAAGTCGAGCAGAACGCGGGATCGCTCTGGCCCGCTCATGCCATCGAAGATTGCGAGATGGCCGGCGAATGAACCTTGCCTGATGCGGATTCGATCGCCGCGTTTGAGACCTCTAGGCTCGGGCAATTTAACGAAGCCGTTTTTCTCTTTCGCTTTGATCGTATTCACGATTTCGTCTTTCAACCTCGCTGGATGGTCACCACTCATGAGCAGGTCGATGACCGCGATGGTGTTTCCGATTGACCACCAATGATCCTGAATGCGAACGAACAGATAGCTCGGGAACAACGGCACGATCCGGCGTTTGGCGATGATTTTGGGTAGGTACGTTTCAAAGCCCTGCTGGCCGAGGAAGTGGACGGCTGTTCCTTCCCTGTTCGTTTCGGTCTGCGCCACTGACCAAAATCCTATCGCCATTTACTTGTTTCCTTTAAGCGGCCTTGCGCCGGTGCGCGACGACGATGCGCCAGTCGTCTTTACAAAAGTGTGCGTCCAGTCGGAGGGTGGTGCGCCAGTCCCCCACTAACTAGTGGGGGCACCCTTCCGACTGGCGCACTTTTGTGACAGCGCATAGTCGACCT